AGTTAGTACCAGATACACTCAAAATGTCAGATTTATCATCAGGGCTTGTGCTGGTTACTGATTTGAAATGTTTGGTATTTCTCAGTGATGCTGATATTGCAGATGGATTGGTGTTGGATATTGAAGCTGAAGTCGAATGGAATGGAAAGCGGTATGTCATAGTTAAGAGTGAACCGTTGTCCGTTGGGAATAGTGTCATTGGTTATACAGTGTTTCTCAGGTTACCAGTATGATTTTTAAGTTTCAGATTAACATGGATAGAGTTCATGCTAAAGTTAGTAAAATTAGTCAGAATTCTGCTAAGAAGTTAGCTGAACAGATTTATAATGGCGTAGTTAGTAGGTCACCAGTTGATAGTGGTTCATATAGGGCAAGTTGGTTAGTTAGTGATGGAGTTGCAGAGTTTGTGTATAATGAGTACCCTGAAGGAGCTGCAGCGCCGCCACCGAGTTTTAGTTATGAGCCAAAAGCGAAATTTCCAAGGTTATTTATCACAAATGGTGCACCGTATAGTAAGTTGATTGAATATGGTTGGTCGGAGCAAGCTCCACAGGGTGTTTTAAGAGTTACATTAGCATCACTTGGATTAGAGCAGCGTGATAAGGTTTGGAAAGGGTTTTAGTCATTATGACATTTCTTGAAGAAAAGGTTTTAATTGAGACCACATTCAAGAATGAATGGACTGAGACTCCTGTTGTGTTTGAGAATGTTGTAGCACCGATGGCGAAAGAGTGGGTTAGGTTAACCATTCAGCCAGCAGCTGGTAAGCAGATGACTCTTGGAGATAATCCAGAATTTCAGCATACCAGTGTGATGTTTATACAGGTTTTTGTACCAATTGGAGCAGGTTCTGGTAGAGCCCTTCAGTTAGTTGATATTATTGATGGATTATTTAGGAATCGACAACTTGAAGGACTTCAGTTTTTAGTTCCTCAAGTTACTAAGACAACCAGGACTAGTAGTGGTTTAGGTTCATCGACTCCGGTCAGTTCGACTGGCTACTATTTAGTCACAGTTTCAGTCACATTTTTTAGGAGGTCATGATGCCTTTCCAACCTGGTACTACTAACAGAACCGCTCTCTACTATGCTGTAGAGACTACATTTAATTCTATTCCTACTGGTGCGAACATTAACTCTGTTCGCTATACAGGAGGTGGTCCAGTTTTCAGTGTTTCGACCACAGTCTCTGAAGAACTTCGTCCAGACCGTATGACGGCTGACTCAATCATTGTTGGTGCCACTGTTGAGGGTGATATCAATATTGAATTGAGCTATGCTTCATTCGATGACCTCATTGAGGCAGCTCTTTGTGGTACATGGACATCGGGTATTTTGAAGAACGGGACAGCACTTCGTTCATTTACATTCCAGAAGCAATATCAAGATTTAGCTGTCCCAGTATATCAGAACTTTGCTGGATGTCGTATCGGTGGTATGTCATTGAGTTTTGAGACTGGTTCAATTTTGACGGGCTCATTCTCTGTGATGGGTTGTCAAGCAACTACATCAACGACTAATGACTTAGGTCCGACAATTGTCTATCCAGGACAAGGTAATACTCCGATGAACGCCGTTACAGGCCTGACAGGTATTACTCAGGATGGAGTTGCATCAACAGCTAAGATTCGGTCGATGTCTATGGATTTGTCCAATAACCTTCGTGGTCAAGAGGCGATTGGTACATTAGGTTATCTCGGTATTGCCTTGGGTCGTCTTGAGATTACAGGTGAAATGAGCCTGTATTTTGAAGACCAAGTTCAGTATCAGAAGTTTTTGGATTCGACTGCATTTAGTCTTGGTTTTACATGTGCAGACCCTGCTGGGAATTCTTATGCTTTCCTACTTCCGAAAGTTAAGTATGAAACTGGCGATATCGCTGTTGGTGGTTCAGATGAGGATTTGATGATTGATGCGTCTTGGCGTGCTTTGTATGACCAAACGACTGATGCGATGATTCAAATTACTCGGGCTCCATAACGATATCTTTATGGTCGTGAGGGCTTCGGCCCTCACATTTCTCGATGAGGCGTTGATATGGCATTCAAAATTGGAAAAAGTAAATATAACTCAGACGAAGGGGTTTGGACTGAGTTTGAAGGTGGTAAGTTTAAGATTGCTTATGCAGCCAATCCAAAGTTTGCGCGGTTTAAGCAAAAGCTTGAGCAACCACATAGACGAAAAATTGAAAACGGTACTATTGACCCAGTGGAACATCGGGCCATTTTGACTAAATGTGTCGCTCATGCGATTCTCATTGATTGGCAGGAGATTGTCGATGAATTTAATCAATCTGTTCCGTACTCTGTGGACAAAGCTGAAGAGCTTCTTCTTGCGGATGAAGGCCTTCGTGAGTTCGTAATGGAGTTTTCAACTCAGTTGCTTAATTTCAAACAAGACGAAAAGGATGAAGATGTAAAGTATTAAGGGAGTATGTATCTTGGGCATTTTATTGGGGTGAGCATTCAGCTTTCTTTGATGAAATAGGTCATACTCCTAAAGAAGGTACGCCGGAACTTTATGATTGGATGCGTGAGTACTTAATAGCATTTGATAGACTAAGGAAGGCAAGGTCGATTGGGGCTGAAGTCATAAATCCAATAGCTTTATGTGAAATGCTGGCGTATCTTGAGATGTTTGGAACTAACGGGTCAATTGATGATTTCGTTGATTTTATTCAGGTTATCGATGAAGTTTATATCAATCGATTTATTAAGAGGAGAACTGATGAAATAAATAAATCTAAGGCGAAGGCAAAGTTAGCAGCATCGAGTCCTTCACCTGTTCGTTCAAGGAGATAGTTTTGGCATACGCATTACCCGCACCTGGCAATGATGATGGCAACATTGTAGTAGGTTTAGATTATTCTCCAGTTGAGAAAGGCCTTTCTCAACTGGAAAAACGTTTTGAGTCATTTGGTAGAAGTGCTGGCAATACGTTTGAGGGAGAATTTAGAAGAGTTTATGAAGTAATGGAACGATTTGGCCAAGATATGGTCAGTCAGTTCGAAAAATCATTTTCAATAATAGAGCGCAGATTTAAGACTTTTCAACCTAAGTTATCTGTAAATACCTATGAAGGAGAATTTTATAGAATCTATGAAAATCTTGAGCAAATTTCTGATAGATTTTCTAAGAAGTCTTCAGATAGTATTCTTCTTATTGAGCAGAAATTAGATAAATTTGGAAATTATGTAGACAAGTCATTTAGCCAGTATTGGGTTAATTTATACGATAAATATGATGGTGTTTTGACAAGAATTGAAGCTAGACAAGAAAAGGCAGCTAAGGCCACTAATAAGGCTTCAAAAGATATGGCTGATATGATGGAGGAAGAGCTTAAGCAGATAGGTAATGCCACTGAGGATGTCGGTAAGAAAACAGAGGGGACCACTAAAAAACTCGGTGATTGGGCTAAGAAGTATGATGATATTGAGGCTAATGCCAAACGTGTAGCTATGCAAAATGCTGCAGATGAGAAAGCTAGGCAAGCTGCTGCGAAGACGCGTGAAAAATATCTTGCTAAACAGAAGAAATTTGAGGAGGAGTTGGCAAAAATCAATGAGGATGCTGCCAGAAAAACTAAGGAACGATGGGATGCTGTAGCTACCAGTATTGCTGATGCATTTAAGTTCTCAATTTCTACTATTATGGGATTTTTTACCGGACTTGTAACATCTGTAATTGCCGGTGGTAAGAGGATTTTAAGTGAACTAAGTAATCAAGTTGACCAAACAGGTAACGTATTTAATAAGTATCAAGCCTTTTTAGCATCTATGACGGCTATTAAGGGTTCATCTAAGGCTGCAGCCGAGGAATATGAATTTTTGCTAAATGTATCAAATAAGTTAGGTACATCAGTAGAAAATTCAATTACACAGTATCACCGTCTTGCAGCATCATTGAAGAATGTTGATAAGACGGGTGAAATGACACGAAATATGTTCGTGGCTTTGTCAGAAGCTCAGTTAGTCTTACACTCAACAGGACAACAAGCTGAGTATATATTAGAAGCCTTTGTCCAGATGGCAGGTAAAGGTAAGTTATCTCTTGAAGAACTCCAGCGTCAGTTGGGTAACTCATTACCAGGCGCAGTCGCTACTGGCGCTAAGGCAATGATGAATACTCAAGAGTATATCGAGAAAGGTATTGATACTGTTGCTAAAGCTGAAAAATATCTTCGTGAGCAAATTCAGAAGGGTACAATCAATGTTTATCAGTTTATTTCTGAATATGCTAATCAATTAAAGCGCGATTATGGTGGTTCAATCGATTATTTGTCGGGGTTATGGCAAGCCTATGTTAATCGTCTTAAGAATATCGGATTTGAATTTTATAGAGTTTTAGGTACTAGCGGGATGATGGAGGGTTTGGCAGAACTTTATGCTGAATTTGTTAGACTTCTATCTGAAGCTGATTCATGGGCACAGGCTTTGGGCTCAATTGTGGGTGATGCATTTAGAGAATTAGCTAAATGGTTTAAGTCATTGGATACAAAAGATGTAACGGCTGCATTTCAAGTTGTGCTATATTACGCTAACCTATTAAAGGCAGGTTTGATAACCTTCGCTAATTATGTCAAAGAGTGGTCAAATAGTACAAAAACTCCAATTCTTGATTTTACTGAGTCTACAGTCATAGCATTTTCAACTGCTTATGATACAGTTGTTAAAATAGGTAAGGCGATAATACTTGTATTTGCAGGTATTGGTGAGGGTATTGCTAAAGTAATCAATTATATAAATAGAGCTCGTTTATTTATAGCAGAGACTGAATTATCGCTTAGCAAAACTGGTAAAGCCATGTTTAATTTTTTTGGTTTTGGTACTGGGGCTCATGATAAGGCCATCGCTGATAGTGAAGAGGAGGTAAGAAAACTTGGCGCATCCGTTAAATGGTCAACTGATTTGGTAAACTCTTTTAGTAAAGCTATTGATTTTTCATTGTCTGAAACTAAAGAAGTTGGGAGTTCAGCCTTAAGATTGATTAACTCCTTAAGGACTGGAATGAAGGGGGCCACTGCAGAAACTATTAGGCAGACTGAGTCTTTGGAAAAGTATTTTAAGTTACATGAAACTTTTGTTGGTGAGTCTGCAGCTCCAGTTGTAGCTAAGAAAACTAGTACAACTTCAGGTGGTAGAACGTCATCTACCACTAAGCAACAAACCGATGAATTAGCTGCATTAACTCGTGCTTATGATGAATCGCTCAGAAAAGTCGAGATGTGGGAGGGTAAGGTAAGTAAGGCCGATGAAGCTGAGCGTAAGATTAAACAAGCCACACATGACTTGACTGAAGCAGTTCTTCGTGGTGTTATTTCTTGGGACGATTACCAAAGAATTCTCGGTGATGTAACTAAGAAGCTTAGTGAGACACCGCTAGATAAGACCATTCAAAAACTTGAAAATACTAATCAAGCTATTGCTCAACAGATTGCTATGATGGAGTCTGGCATGAGTAGTACACAAATTGAGGCTCAACTAGCTAAGACGGCAGCTCTAAATGAGATGAAGCAAGCCGGCTATGATATTACTTCAGAGGAAGTTCAAGCTCAGGCTGATAAGGTTGCAGGTTTAACCGAGGAAATCGCAGGTCAGAAGGAACGATTAGCTATATTGAAACAAGCAGAGCAGTTTGCTAAGAAGTATGAAACTGCTCAGAAGCAGGCATTAGCGAATATTGATGCTGTTGCTAAACGATTTGAGCAAACCGGGAATTCTGGTGAGAGAGATGCCTTAGCTCTTGATTTATTCAAAGACTTTGATTTTAGTCTTACAGACCAGTGGTATAATGCCATGGTTTTCAAATATAATCAAATGCAAGAGCAAATTCAACGTGCTCGTGATAAGGGCGTTTTAAGCGAAGAAGCCGCTCAGATGGCTATGTTGCAAAATACTGTTAAGATGTATGAGCAACGGGTTCAAGCTATTACCAATGTTTTCAATGGATTTACATCTTTAATGCAGTCATCAAATGAGACAGCATTTAGAATTGGTAAGGCCGCAGCAATTGCTGAAGCGACTGTTCAGGGTTATGTGGCAATTATGAAGGCGTATGCATCAGCTCCGCCTCCGTATAGTTATATCGCTGCAGCAGCAATGACAGCGAAAGTCGCTATGCAAATCGCCTCAATTGCTCGTCAAGAGATGCCATCTTATCAGTTAGGTGGCGATTTTAGGGTTGGCGGTGCAGGTGGAGCTGATAGCCAGCTAGTTCAGTTTATGGCTACTCCTGGCGAAAGAGTCTCAGTCCAAACTCCACAGCAACAAAGTGATAATAGTAATTCACAGTCTGGCTCAGGTGTTCGAATTCTTAATGTTATTGACCCCGAAATGGTAAATGACTATATGGCTACTCCATCTGGAGAACGAACTGTTGTAAATGTCATCCAACGTAATCGTGGGCAATTAAAGTCAATTTTAGCTTGAGGTAATTATGGCTTANNCAGGTACAGCCGCAACATATAGTGATTTAATTGATGCTATTATCGCTGCAGCAACGGCGAATGGCTGGGTAGTTGATGAGCGAAATACTCCAAATATTGTTGGATATACATCATCAAAAGCCACGATTCATGCTGTATCATATCCATTTTTATCTATATCGAGAACGGTTACAATTCCATTTACAAGTTATAGTGTGAGCGGAGCTCTTTCGTATGTAATTACTTTAGATACTCCTAGAGTATTGACTCAGATGTCACATCTTTATACGCCTGGTTATACTGGGGTTATTACAATTTCGGGGTCTAATGATAATTCGACATGGACTCAGTTATATACTTATTCAGGTATAAGTATGAATCATACTTGGAGTAATAATACGGCATATCTATACTATTCATATACTCAAACTAATAATCCGTATGTTAATAACTTCATGACTTGGTATGATAGTGATGGTAATCCAATGTATGGGTATAATCGACTTTGTATGCATGGCACAGGGCTGGATGGAAATCAAACTATTGGATTAGAGTTGGTATTTTGCTCAGAGAAGTACGCTTTTTGTAGACCGTATACTCAATATATCGCAGGTAGCAATAGATATTCACTACCATCATTTTTTTCTCCAGAAACTGCAGTGGTTCCGGCTATCGAATTAGGTATTATATCATCATCAATAAAGTATTGGATTTTTGTTAATTCTACTAGAATCATTCTAGTTATACTATCAGCATCTAAGTATCAATCAATGTATGCCGGGTTCATCAATACATATCCATCAGATGGACAACTAAATTACCCATATTTAATTAGTGGGACAATGACTCCATTTTATGGAAATAATAATGAGTCTACACATCTTACTATTGCTAATAGAGGTGATGTAGCTTTTCCATACGTATTTACAGCTTCTTCAAATAGTTATATATCTAACGTAAAATTTAATCTTTCGGGCTCACCAGTCGGTATTAGTGGAGCTATTGGTTCGAATTTATATACATACATTACATATTTTCCATTGTGTAGTTATTATACGAGTGGCACGGCAATAGGTGAGACATTTACTAATGATTCAGTAAGTAATTATATGTTTCAGCCTATCGTTATATGTACTAAGATAGCTAATGCATATCCGCATCAATATTCAACAACTATGTATGGCGAGTTAGATGGCGTTTATTCAATTGTTAGTTTTGATGCAGGTTATAATTCTGAAGATGAATTTACATTTGACAATAAGACATATAAAATTTTTAGTCCTGTAGATACGACAAGAAGTTTTGAGTCAGGCGTTGTACCAAGTTATTTTTATGCTATAGCGATGGAGTGATATTATGGCATTTATTCAAGGCGCAGGAAACTCTATTGATGATTTAGAGTCAATTTTTGCTCAATGGTTAGTTAGTTGTGGTTTTACTGAGTTAACTTTGACTGCCACAATGGATCGAACATTTCGTGTTTTTCAAAAAAATTCTCACAATATAGGTTGGACTAAAATTACAACACCTTATAATGGGTATCCATATAATTATACTACTCAGATTTATTGTGGTACTTATGCTTATGG